CGCAGCCGCGATCAACGCATCGGTCATCGCAGTGCCGTTGCCGGTACCGAGCAGGCGCTGCATCACTTTCGCCGCCCGTCCGATGCCGGAATTCACGCCGTAATCGAACACGGCATAGTCGAGCCCGCCCGGCAATGCATCGCAGCGCAGCGCATCCCAATAGCGCGACCGATAGATCTTCGCTGCATCCGCGAGCTTCATGTCGCGAACATCGGCTGACGTTCCGGCCGCCTTGATGTAGCGGCGAAAGTCGTGGATCGTGATGCCGAAATTGGTCGGCCCTCCGGGATCCGAGGGGTGGTTGCTATAGCCGCCCTCATGCTTGAGCACGCGGGCAAGACATGCATCGTAATTCGCCGCTGCCATGCGCGCGCCCTCACCGGTCGAGCCGCAGCGGCCATTTGCCGAAAGCGTAGCGATACGCAGCGAGCGCTGCGATCGTGACAAGCACGATCGCCCATCCGATCCATTCCATGTCGACCTCCTGAAACGAAAAAAGCCGCGCTGACCAGCGCGGCGCGGGAAACGCAAGAAGCCGGCCTTTACGGCCGGCTTCTTTCAGAGCGGAATAACGAAGAGCGTCGTTACTTCGGCCGTTGGCTGGTGCACGGACGGCCGGTGACGATGATGGCGGCGACAAGAAGCGACATCTCGGCGATCCTTTCTTCAGGCGGCGGCGGGTTGTGAGACGAGCGTTGATCGTGAACTGCGATCATCCATTTCGCCGATGACCGCGACGCGACAAACTCATGTCAATCGGACATTCGTGTTGCCTGCAGCAGCTTTGTTTCCGCGAGCACGCGTGTGTGCAGTACAGGATCGTCATCGACAGCGCTGTGAATGGTCGCTATCCGCTCCTGAATCAGCACGCCTTTGAAGTCCGACGCAACCTTCAGCGTGCCGCGGCCGAGCGGGCTGACCTTCTGGTAGAAGCACAGCGCACGCGCGACATTCGCCGGTACCGGCGGCGGTCCGAACAGGAGCCGGAAGCTCGTCGGGTCGAAGCACACCACGAGCGGAACGGCGACCCTCGCTGCATCGAGATGGGTGGCAACCTTGAGCGCCGCATCCGCGCCCATCGAATGCCCGATCAGCACGGGCCGTCTGCCTTCGCGCGCCGCGGCCAAAGCGGCCTGCGCGATCGCGCCGACCTCGCCATAAGGCCGCAGGAACGCCCCCTGGGCGTGCACGCTCGCTGTCACGCCCTGGGCATTGAGCTTGCGCGCCAGCACGTCGAGGCCCCCGGAAAAGTAAAAGGGCCGGCCACCGGCCAGCCCATGGATCAGAAAGGCGCGCAACGGCGCGCCGCTTTGGCGGTCTGTCATGCGTGATCGTCCCTTGCTGTGTGACAGCTTCGTGAAACCGGCATCACCTGCCGGACGGCCTGCGCGGCGGACGCCGGTCGTGCTTGCCTAGGGGCCGCCCCGCCGTTACAGGGCTTGCCTCGGGCGGCACCGGGTGCCGCCCGGTCCGGCGCCAGCGCAAGCCCGCGCAGCCGCCGTTTCGGAGGGGCGCATGCGCATTGCGATGATCGGTTCCGGCTATGTCGGCCTCGTCTCGGGCGCCTGCTTCGCCGATTTCGGCCATCACGTCGTCTGTGTCGACAAGGACGCGCGCAAGATCGATGCCCTCAAGCAGGGCGAGATGCCGATCTACGAGCCGGGGCTCGCCGAGCTGGTCGGCAACAACACGCGCCAGGGCCGCCTGTCATTCACCACCGAACTGGCCGCCCCCGTGGCCGATGCCGATGCCGTGTTCATCGCAGTCGGCACCCCGTCCCGGCGCGGCGATGGCCATGCCGACCTCACCTATGTCTATGACGCCGCCCGCGAAGTGGCGCACGCGATCAAGGGCTTCACCGCGGTCGTCACCAAGTCCACGGTGCCGGTCGGCACCGGCGACGAGGTCGAGCGCGTGATGCGGCAGTCCCGCCCCGACGCGGACTTCGCCGTGGTGTCCAATCCGGAATTCCTGCGCGAAGGAGCCGCGATCCGCGACTTCAAGCATCCCGACCGCATCGTCATCGGCACCAATGATGAACGCGCGAAAACGGTGATGGCGGAAATCTACCGCCCGCTTTATCTCAACCGCGCGCCGATCATGTATACCGAGCGGCGCACTGCCGAGCTGATCAAATACGCCGCCAATGCGTTCCTGGCGACCAAAATCACCTTCATCAACGAGATGGCCGATCTCGCCGAAAAGGTCGGCGCCAATGTGCAGGAGGTGGCGCGCGGCATCGGCCTCGACAATCGCATCGGCGGAAAGTTTTTGCATGCAGGCCCGGGTTTCGGCGGTTCCTGCTTTCCGAAGGATACGCTGGCCCTGATTAAGACCGGCCAGGACTACGAAGCGCCGTTGCGCATCGTCGAAACCGTCGCCGCAGTCAACGACCAGCGCAAGCGCGCGATGGCGCGCAAGGTGCTTGCCGCGGCCGGTGGATCTTTGCGCGACAAGACGATCGCCGTGCTGGGTCTGACCTTCAAGCCCAACACCGACGACATGCGCGATTCACCCTCGATCCCGCTGATCACCGCGCTGCAGGACATGGGCGCACAGGTGCGTGCCTACGACCCCGAAGGCATGGAGCAGGCGCGCGGCGTGCTGAGCGGCAACGTGATCTATACCGACAGTGCTTATGCATGCGCGCAAGGCGCCGACGTGCTGGTGATCGTCACCGAATGGGAGCAGTTCCGCGCCCTAGACCTCGGCGCGATCAAGGCCGCGATGAAGGCGCCGGTGATGGTGGACCTGCGGAACGTCTACCCGCCGGAGGATGTCACCCGGCACGGCTTTGCGTATACCGGGATCGGCCGTGGCAGACAGAATTAGAACGAGGACGCTTCCGTGCCCTGCAAGCAGGTCGTGATCCACGCCGGCTTTCACAAGACCGGCACGACATCGATACAGTCATTCCTCGGCCGCCATCGGCACACGCTGAAAAGCCAGGCGGACATCTTTTTCCCGTTGGGGCGCTTCTACAGCAACAACCACGCTGAATTGTCGGGCGCCTGCCTGCGGCAGGAACGCGAGACGCCCTTCAAGATTATGACCAAATATGATGGCAAGGCGGAGTTCAGCACGCTTCAATTCCTGCTGAACCACTTCGCCGAGCATCTATCGAGCTCGACGCTTTTGTTTTCGGCCGAAGGCATCTCCTATCTTCGTCATTCCGATGAGATCGAACGATTGGCCAAATTGCTCCCGGCCGCAGACCACCACTTAGTCTTCTGCCGACGCAACGCTTCCGATTGGCGCCGATCGTATCAGGCAGAGGTGGCATGGGCAGGAACGCCGCAAAGCGTAGACGCATGGAATTATGTGGCCGACGACTCGTGGCTTTTGCGCTTCGACGAACGGATCGATGCGTTCCGATGCGTATTCGGAGCGGACGCTGTTACCATTATTGATTACGACGCTGCCGTTGCCACAGACGGGTCAATCATCCCATCATTTCTGCGTAAGCTGAATATCGCCGAACACTTTGACCCACCGACATGGCAAGGATTTTGGGACAATTCTCGCTTTACGCTCGCAAAATAGTCCCGCGCGACGCCGCCGGAATCCAGACGACTGCTCGGAGCACCACGTGCGCAGTGGTCGAAGCCGTGCTGCGTAAGACTTCAGACCGGGCCGCGACCAGCGATTGTGGACGCACAAAAAAGCGCATCCGCAATCAATCGCAGAGCGGACTAGACTAGTGGTCCGATGCTGACATTCGCATCCCTACTCGGCAGGCTCTTTTGCGAATGGTAGCATCGAAGACCACTAGCAAATGTTTTGTTTTAGTGGAGCTTTGGATTTGACATTCGCTTGCGAGCGCGCGGCCAAGTGGGTAGCGAATGTCAAATCCACTCCACTAGATCGCATACCCGTGGAGCCGTCCAGCGGCTCTCACGATCGGCGCGATCATTTCAATGTCCGACGACGACAGGTTTTCCCGCCAGCGTTCGACCCGCCGCTTATGATCCTGACGCGACCATCGAACCTGATGTTTCGCTTCGTAGCTGTCGGACGCTTTCCTGTTGCTAACGAGAGCGGCCCACTGAGCGGCACCAACAACGTCGGCGCCGACTCCAATTTCTTCACATTTCTGCCGGGCAAAGCCGATCGGGTCATCGACCATATCTTCATAGCGCGTGCGCCTGACGAATTCCTGCGCAGCCTTGAACCCGACTTCGTTGATGTATTGCCAGTGCCGAGCGCATCGCATTACTACCGGCTTATCGAGCCACTCGGTCCAATCCGGTGGCCGCGGATTATGTGACCATCCCTCCGAAATGCCTGGCTGCAGCGAGCAAACCGCGTCGTATGGATGCCTGATCTGCCAGTAGAATATCCGTGGCTCTGGAATTATCGCCAGCAGCTCGTCTAGCGCGAACGGAAGTCCATCTGTGGTCGCTTCGCCTGGCGGTCGCTTGGGCACTTTTGTGGCTACCGGCCCTGCCGACCAGTCGATTTTTCCGAGCGCGGCGAACGGCGGCTCAAACAGATATCGATATCCCGGGAGATGCTCGAACAGCTCTCCAAATATCGACGTCCCGCTCCGGCCGCAGCCAAGGATCACGACATGAGCGCTCACGATGGCCTCCGCCAGCGCGACCGTGGTTTTCGGATCGGTAAAGACAACACCATCGGGTCAAGCCCACGAACGTCGATCGAAATCCTGTCGTCATCTATTTCTAGGATCGTGTAGGCCCCCGTAGCTGCCGGGTGGGTCGTAAAGCTCTCGGTCAGCGATTGCACTGTGACATAGTGCACGCCCTCGTAGCTGTGCCATGTATTCCAATGAACGTGGCCGCCGACTGCCAAGATTGCATTGCTTGCGGTCAGCAGATCGCGCGCAGCAGACGCGTTGATAAATTCTGCGCGCCCGGGCTTGCCCTCAAAATAGTAATTCCCGAAAAGGGGGCCGGCGAGCAGCGGTACATGCGAGAAGACAAGAGTAAGACGACTCGTCGCCAATGCCTCCTCCAACCAGGCTAGCTCGGCGCTCGTCAGGCAGTAATCATGGCGACCGCGTTCATTGTCCACGTCCGGACAGAAAAATACGAGGCGGAAACCCTTTATCTCGACAATCCGTGACGTCGTTGGAACACCGAGGATGTCGCTCCAGGAACTCTGACTCAAGAAGTAGCTGTCGTGATTGCCCATCAGGTGGATGCGATCGCAACCTGCCCTTTCGAAGGCTTGTGCCACCTGTCTTGCAAGCGCGTCGTCTTCTTGCGGGTCGCGCTCGTTGATCCGATCACCGGCGTCAATCAAAAGGTCGTATCGGCAGGTCCGACTTTCCTCTATGACCCGTTCTAGCAGTTCAAGACCCTGAGAACAGAGCTTAGGCGGCGCATCGACAGGATTGAAATGCGTGTCGGTCACGACCAGCAGTTTGAGAGATTCCCCCATGCTACATCAGCCTAACAACCTGAGATCGTATTGGCCAGAGTGATGCCGGGCCATCTACCATGCTGCCCTACGTTCTGCTGTCGGCGCCACGGCGGCGGCGCGCCTGGAACCCCGCCACTCCGTGGCGATCCTGTCGTCAAGCGTATTCGCCTCCAGTTGCCGTGGTGCCGCTAGCGTCGCCCGGTAAATAGGCCGCACCGGCGCCGGCGACATTGACCGCGCTGTTAAGTGTCAGATCATATCGCTTTCCGGTTGCCGCGCCGCTGAAGGCATTTCCGTTCAACACTGCCATCCCCGCTGTCGTCCCTAGGACAAAGGCTGTGAACGCGGGCGTGCCGGTCAAGGTCACCGTCCGGCCGGAGACACGAGCAACTCCACAAAGGCCAGCGTTGATATGCGAGGACGCGTTGCCGACGATGGAGTAATTTCCGGCCGCCTCCACTAAGCCGCCGATCTCAGTCCGAATGTGGTTCAAGCCGCAGTTACCAAAGCGTACATTGCTGAACTGTATGGCCCCGGCAACACTAGCGAGCAGGCAGTGCGTTCCACCGGTCGATTGCAACTCCATATCTTTCACAATAAGCGCGGCCCCGGATGCCGCACGAAAACAGGCAATCGACGACGCGTTCACAATCACGTCCTGTGGATTGGCCGGATTGCCTTGAACTGTCACCGTGCCGACGCCAAGTCGAGGCGCGATGACGTTGCCGCCGACGGTGTAGGTGCCATCGGCGAGCTGAATCGTGACATTGAAGCTCGATAGATCGAGCGTACCGAACGCGACATCGAGCGCCTTCTGGATCGTCAGAAAGGCCCCGCCCGATGTGTTGCTGAGCCCATCGTTCGCGTCGTCACCGTCGGGACGCACGTAGTAAGTGCGGTCCGCCGCGAGCTTTTCACGCAGGCCAAGCGCGCCCTGCGGGAAGCTCACCTTGCCGGTGGCCGCCGCAATGACGATGCCTTCGCGCCAGGTCATGCCGTCGTCCGACACCTTGACATGCAAGTCGTCGTCGCCGGCAAGCCCGATCTCGGCGCGGCCGGAATAGCCGGTCTGGAACAGAAGCGAGAGCGTGTCGCCGGGGACTTCCTTGTTCAGCTTGTAGCGGAGGCTGCCGTCGCCGCCTTCGCTGTCGTAGCGCGCGGTCCACAATGCGTTGTTGAGCTTCGCGGCGAACGGATTGAGGACATCAGCCTCGGTGCCGACGCCAAGCAGTGCCACATTCTGCAGTAGAGGTTCCCACGCGCCATCGTCAAAAGCGATCAGCACGCCCTCATCCTCGACATAGCAGATCCATCCGGCCTGCGGCTCATGGAAGGCCCACACCCCGTCGCGATAATGCGCGATCTGGTTGTCCTTGCCGGCAAAGCCTCCGCTGCCGGTTGGCTTCACCAGATAACGGTCGCCTTCCGCGGCTGATCCGGGCGGCGAAGACAGGTCGCGGTCCTTCACCGCGAGCATCACGAGCGCGTCGAGAATCCGCAATGCGTCGTTATGGGTAACGTGCTTCTGCGCCTGCGCCGCCGCGATATAGGGCAAGGCCAGATGGGTGCTATCGCTCATGTCGTTTTTCCGTTATTGCGGCGCCCTGCGAGAGAACGACAGGATTGCCTGATCGATGGAAAAAGCCGGCACACCGCTATTGATGAAGACGGAGCTGCTGCCCGGCGAAACGTTGCTGCAGAGCTTCGGCGCCAATGCCCTGCTGCCGCTGCATCGCGACACCGGTCACACCGGGGCAAAGCCCTACGTGCTGGGCGCCTCGGCGCCGCGCAAGGTACTCGGCATGCTGCACCTCACCAATTACCGCCTGAAGTTCAAACCGGCCGATCCCGCGGAAGCCGATTTCTCGATCTTTCTTCCTGCCATCGCCCGTATCCAGAACGTTTCATTTCTGTTTGTGCGTAAGTTCCGTCTCGTGATGCAGGACGGCACCCATATCGATTTCCTGAGATGGGGCATCCTCCCGGTGATCTCCACGATCAATACGGTGAGCGCGCAAGCCGACCAGCTCGACTGGGACGTCATCGGCCGCGACATCGCCGCTATGCCGGACAAATTTGGCGCATGGTCGGTGCTGCCGCCTGACGATCAGCCGACAACGAGCGTCGCCTCGGCCGGATAGCCGCGGCCGACCAGGGTGGACATCTGCGCCACCCGCACCGTAATGGCGGTGAGCGGCACGCCGAAATCGGCGATCTCGTCTGCGGACGGATACAGCACCTGCGTTGCCGTGGTCTGCAATACGCGCCTCACGGTCGCGCCGTCGAGAATATCGATTTCGTAGCGCTCCTCCGCTTCACCGAGCGGCACCTCCTCCGCCTCCCAGGAATCGCCGTCGCGCCGGGTGCGCCGGACAAAGGACAACACGATACCCGCCCCGCTCCGCACAGCCCGCAGATGGACCGGCGCATAAGGACGGAGCGCTACGACTTGCGGAGTGACGTCCACCGCCACCGCGGCAGGATCGCCATGATCGTTTTCGGCCGCGATGATGCGCAACGAAAGCGGCCGCCCGAGCATGTCCAGCCCGCGCGCCACCGGCACCACGTGCTCGTCCAGCAGCACGAAGCCGGCACCCGCCGGCAGTGGATCGGCGATCGCCCATTCGCTGCCGCCCTGCCCGCGCAAAAAATGCGACAATTCGTAGATACCGTCGCCGGCCAGTTCGGCCTGGCCGAACTGAACGATTTCGCAGCCGCCGTCCGGCCGCAGCAGGGCCGCGAGGTTGGCCCCGCCCAGTAGCGCGGTATCCGAAACTGATACCAGTTCGCCGCCGTAAAGCTGCACCCGGCAGCGGCTTGCGTCATCGAAGCGAAAGACCGGCCCATGCGGCAACGGGTCGAGGGTCTCGCCCATGATCGCCGGCGCGAAGGCCATCGCGGCGCGCTCATAGGTCCCCCCGTCCGGCGAACGCCAGATCGCGACCGGTCCGGGCCAGGGATCGGCAAACACCGCGGCGCGTGTGAGCACCACAGGCTCGTCGCCATCCGTCACCGGCAGATGCAGGAGCCGCACCTCGACCGGCCCGAGCGGCGGCGGTACCGTCGGCGCGACCGCCGGTTCCGGCTCGAGCGGCAGGTTGAAGATTTCCGGATCGATGGTGCGCGCCTTCACAGCACGCGACTGCGTGTCCACGATGTCACGGATTTCCAGCACGCGCCTTCGGCCATCGGCGGTCAGCGCGATCACATCGCCCGGCGTCAGCGCGATGCGGCTTGGCGGCAATGCGAAGTCGGCGCTTTCGCGCCCGGCCCAGAGGTCCTGCAGCCAGATATCGGCGCGCCGCGCAGCGGCCCTGCCGCCGGCCACCATCGCAATGTCACTTTGCGCGAGCCGGTTCGACGAACCGACCAGACGCCGCGATGCCGCGGCCCCGCGACGATAGTCGTTGCGGCCATCGACAAAGCCGAGCGAGATTTCCCGCGGCAATTCGGTTTCCTGCGTGCGCGTCAGCCGCAGCGGCGCGCCGCGATCCGGCAGCACACAATCGCTGTCCGTGATCTCGATCACGGGCGCGACGCCGCGCGGGCGAAACACGAGTCGCCCGCCCTGTTCCAGGGCGTCGAAAGCGAAGGCCTGTGCCAGCGGCTCGATCGCAGCGCGCGCGCTGATCGGCCGGTCGATCGAATAGCCGTCCGGTCCCTCACCGAGCGACGTCACGTCAAAGGCGGGAGCGCCGGCATCTGACAGAATCGCGGCCATCAGTCCGTCCATCGGCGACGAGCCGAGCCGTCCGGTCAGCCAATGCCCGGTTTCCCAGTTACCACCGTCGGTCCATACGTCGGTCGCCTGCGGAAACACCGGATAAGGCCGCGCGTCCCAGGTCCAGACGTGAACGGCGGATGGATCGACCATGCGTCCGTCATAAAGCGATGACTGCGGATTGAGGTCGCCGTCCGTATCGAACGCCTCGAGCACCGCCTCGAGGTAGCGACGCTGGATCAGGTCGTCGCGCCGTCCGTTGGAAAAATGCGGATAGCCGCCGCCAGCCGATTTTGGATCGGGAAACACGCTCGGCTGGTTGGTGCCCTTGTCCACCGCAGGGCACCCGGTCTCGGTCAACCAGACTGGCTTCGATCGCGGCAGAAAGGCCGTCGGCGTTGGAAGCTCCGCGCCGCCGACGCGCTCAACATGCGGCTGCGACCAGAAGCTCCAGATATCTTTCTGCCGGAACATCCACGGCTTGCCGAGGCCATCGGTGATCGGTGTGCGCGTTTGCGCCGCGCGTGCGGCGTCATCGGCGTAATAGAAGGCGAAGGCCTCGCCATCGTCGAGATTGCCTTTCAGATATGAGATGTCGTGGATGCGCTCCGCAATCGTGCGGTCAGCGTGATCCGGCGTATCGCGCCAGTCCGACAGCGGTGGATAATAGTCGATGCCGATGGCGTCGATATCGGATGACGCCCAGAGCGGATCGAGCGGGAAACGCACCTCCTGCGCCATCGCATCGACCACATGCGCACCGTATTCGGTCCAGTCCGCGGCATAGGTGATGACGGTGTCGCCGCCGAGAATGGCGCGCACGTCGGAGGCGAGCGTCACCAGCTGGCTCACCGCCGGATAAACGCCGGACGCCGAGCGCACGCGCGTCAGCGCCTTCAGCTCCGAACCGATGATGAAGGCATCCACTCCGCCTGCATTGGCCGCGAGCTGCGCGTAATGCAGGATTAGCCGCCGGAAATTCCAGCCGGTCCCGCCGCCGCCCGCAAAAAACGCATTCACCTGGTCGCCCGCAGCGCCCGTGCCGTCGGGCGAGCCGTCGACACCCGGCGCTGGATAACAGGTGATGTCGCCGCGCCAGGGGAAAGCCGGCTGCGGCGCCTCGCCGGTATACGGGCTGGGCAGATCGTTGTCTCCGGGCACGTCCATCATCAGGAACGGATAGAGGGTAACCTTCAGGCCGCGATCCTTCAGTTCGGCGATCAGATGGCGCACGCTGTTGTCGGACGGAGTGCCGCCGAAGGCCGCGCGTCCGTCTACGTGCGAAACGACATAGGCCTCGCTGCGACTGCGGCCGGCAACTGACCAGGTCGCCCCGTCGGTTTCCTTGTTGGTGCGGTCCACGCCCGGCCGGATCCGGCATGTGCCGGCGCGCAGATCGTCACCGAACCACGCCACCACGATCGCGACGCGTTCGAGATTGGGACAGAGCGCCTGCAATTCATCGAGCGAGGCGACGACATCGGAAGCCGCGTACGTGACATGCCGGTTTTCGGGCGCATGCTTGCCGGGCCCGAGCTTGCGCGTCACTGCCGCGGGCTCGTAGCCGAATTCGGTTGCGCCCGGAATCAGCGTCACCGCGCGGATCGCGTTTTCCAGCGCCCCGACCGGCCGCAAAATCTCGAACGACAATTGCGGGATGCGGTTGCCGAACCGCCCGACCGGAAGCCGCTCGAACACGATATAGCTCAATCCACGATAGGCCGGCGCATTGTCCGCGCCCTCCTTCGCGACGATCAGCGGATCGGCGCTCTGATCCTCGCTGCCGCGATAGAAGCGCACATTGAGCCGCGACAGATTGAGCGGCTTGCCGTCGGCCCAGACCCGCGCGAGATGCGCGACCGGGCCTTCTGCCAGCGCCACCGCGATGTTGGCGAAATAGGAGAAGGTGCGCGTGGTCGTGGTCTCCGGCGCCGCGGAAGTGCCGCCACCCTTGCCGCCGGTGTCGCCGCCGCCGGTCGTTTCGGTGCGGGTCCTGACCTTTTCCTCGAGTGCGGTTGCCCAGATCACCTGACCGGGCACCCGCATGCGGCCATAGACGCGCGGGACCGGCGCGCCCTCGGTCGAAACCATCACCTCGAGATCGCGCAGCCGCGGCCCGTCGCGGGTCTGCGCCGGCTCGGACGCGGATGCGAACAGGCTCCGGTCGATCAGGCTGCCGCCGATGGCGCCGGCGAGCCGTCCGGCGAATGCGCCGACCGGACCGAACAGCGCGCCACCGACGGTGCCGCCCGCAGCCGAGAGAACGAGCGACGCCATCAGTTCACTCCGGGAAAGCGAAACACATAGGCCAGGCGCCGCCGCCACCAGGGCGCGAACGCGACTTCCGCGACCGCGGCGCCGTCATGGGCGTGAACCATGGCCGTGCTGGAGGTCATGATCGCGGCATGCTTTGCGACCAGTCCGGCGCGCCAGCGAAACAGCACGACGTCTCCCGCCTGCATCGCCTCGTGTGCGACCGGCAACAGGTGCCGCGCGCCGGCTTCGGCCAGCGTCTCGCACAAGGAGGCTTCCGCCCAGTCGCGCGAATAGGGCGGCGTCCGTTCGGGCTCACCGCCATAGAGCGCGCGCCAGACCCCGCGCACGAGGCCGAGGCAATCGCAACCGACCCCTTTCAGAGAGGCCTGGTGCCGGTACGGCGTGCCGATCCAGCTTCGCGCTTCGGCAACGATGAGGTGGGGTGCGATGGGCATGGGAGTAACCGCAAATTCGGTGCGCTCCCTCTCCCCTTCGGAGGAGAGGTGAAGAGGGCAATCTCAAGTCTGCAAACTTTTCCCGTCATGGCCCGGCTCGCCGTCCGTGACGTAGCGCATGATGAAGTCATTGCCCGGGATATGCGGGAAGCCGCGGAAATTCAGCACATTCGATAAACGGTCGCGGCAGGTGGCAAAGCGCTTGTCGCAGCCCGCGGTGACCGTGAACGTATCTCCTGGCGTGATTGTCTGCGCCATCGCCTGCCACAACTCGATGACGACGGTCTCACCGTCCACGCGATGGCGCTTCACCTCCATTGCATTGCCGTCGTTGGCGCCACCGGTGAAGGCAAGCCGCCCACCGGTGAACCAGCCGTCGTCGAAACTAGCGAGCCCGCCTGCGGTAAACGCCGACACGCCGTTGAGCGCGGTGACCGCGCCTTCGCCGCGATAGAGCGGATCGGTCAGATCGATTCCGCAGCGCGCGTCGCCAAGATCGGCCGCACAGGTCGGCGTGTAGAGCCGCCCGGTCTCTGTATTCAGAGCATCCGCAAGTCCGCGCAGTTCGGCGGCAAATGCCTGGCCCTCGCGCCGCACCTCGCCGATATGCCCGCGCGACATCAGCACATGCAGCGATGGCTCGCTCCAGTCGACGATATACATATCCACTTGCGCCGCGTCGTAACGACCGGCCGCGAGCGCGTCCTCGTTCAGGCTGTCGTCCGAAAGCACGCCCGACACCTCGATGCCGTCGACCGAAAGCCCGAGCCGCGTCACCCCTTCTGTTCCCGCAAAGCCGGTATCGGCGCGGCAGACGACGTCGTTCAGTGTCACGTCGCGGTCGTGATCGGTGAAGCCCTGGATCGCACCGTCACGCCGCGTAAGAATGAAGCAGCGGCACAAGGTGGTGACGCCGGAATTCAATTTGGCCTGCAGGGCCGGCGGGATGATGCGCATGGTTCAGCCTCATGTCCCGGGCGCGACCCAGCGCATGGCGATGCGCCGCAGGAACCGGGACCCAATGACCTTTGCTGGGTGAGGGAGGGGTCCCGGATCAGCACCGCACCTTTCACGCTGCGGTGCGCCCGGGACACCGAGTCAGAGCCTGATCTCGATAAGAGGAATTTTCGGAATGGCGCCCGCCGCAAAGGCCGACAGATCGACCTCCAGGTAGTCGGTGTCGAACCGCACCGGCACGTCGTACAGATAGCCCGCAGTCACCGCATCACCTGCGCCAGGCGGAGCGGCAAAGGTCACGACGCCCGTCGTCGCATCGATGCTGAAACCCTCCTCCAGCTCCGTGCCTTCGACTGCGACGCGCACGCTGCCGGCGACCGGCTTTGCAATCGGACGCGCGTAAGGAGCAAACGCACCGCCATAGGTCTTGATGAGTTGGAACGCGACTGTCTCGCCGTCGCCCGTACCGATCGCCTGGTCGGTCGGGGTCACCGCCACGCCCGGCGCGGCGGAGGCATGGTCCAGCCGGTCGCGCCAGCGAAATCCATGCAGCATGCCGCGCCGCTCCTCGAAAAACGCGATCACCTGCGATAAAGCCTCGTATGTCTTGATGCCGTAGCCGGCATCGTAGCGACGCCGCGAATGCGCCCAGCGCGCATTGCGCTCCTCGCGCCCTGAACCGAGCGCGACGATCTCGGTGCGCCGTTCCGGCCCGCCCGCGCTGCCGAGCGCGATATCGAGCGGAAACAGGACTTCGTGAAAGGCTGGCATGGTTCACATCCCGCGCTGGCCGCGCGCGACGGCACGCGCGATCTGGCCGGTGACGTAGAGTTCCGAGCGGCGGAACGAATCCGCGTCGGGCGTCGCGATATTCACCGTGATGCTCGTGCGGCCGCCACCCGAGGCGACGACACCCAGGCGCCCGTCGGCACCGCGGGCCAGCGGCATGATCGCTTCGGGTCCGGCTTCGCCTGCGAGCCCGACACCGCCGGACCGCAACGGAAAGTAGCTCGGCGTGCCGATGATGCCGCCGGAGGCGAACGGCTTGACCGCGCCCTGCGCGGCGGTAACAGATGCACCGCGGAACAAGCCGGCAATACCCGCCGTAAGCATGTTCTCCACCGGCTTGAACGCCATCTTCAGCGCAATGTCAGAGAGCCGCAGGTAGAGCGACTTCAGCACGTCATCGAGACTGCGGCTGCCGATCACGCCCTGCGCGAAGGCACCCGACAGCGCGCGACCAAATTGATTGGCGCTGCGGTTGATGTCGCGCATGCCGCGATCGATGCTGCGCATACTGCGATCAAGCTGATCCGCACTCTCAGCGACTGCGAAATCGTCGAACTCATCGGCCATCGGGATACCTCGTCATCAGATCAGCCAGATCGCTGCGGCGCAGCGGCATCGCGCCGCCGGTTACCGCGGTAATTGCCAGCGCAAGCTCGCGCGGCGTCATGGCCCAGAACGCCGCGGGCGACAGCCGCAGCACGCCGAGTCCGAAGCCGATCGCCTCGTCCCAGGGAAATGGCTTCATGCGTCCACCTTTCCGAAGGTCGCCTCGATCAGGGCCGCGGCAATGCGTACATAGCCCTCCGCGCCGTCGGGCACTGTCATCGCAGCAACCTCGTCGTCACGCACGCTCTCGCCCGCGCCGCGCAGACCCGCGCCGATCATGCGGGTCAGGTCGCGCGCGCTGATGCGGCCCTTGGCGAAGCGCTCTGCGAGCGCGACCAGGTCGCCATCGCCGAACGCTGCCTCGAGCTCGGCCAGCGCGCCGAGCGTCAGCACCAGCGTGCGCCTGCGGCCGCCGATGTCGGCTTCGATCTCGCCGCGATAATGATTGGGCATGATGGATACTCCGCTTTCGTGTCCCGGACGCGGTGCAGCATGAAGTGATGCACCGCTGAGCCAGGACCCAATCAATTCTTGCGTTTGTCCTGTGGGTCCCGGTTCTGCGGCGCACCGTTTCACACGCTGCGCCGCGCCCAGGACACGGAATTCCCGATGACGCGAGACCTACGCCGCCGCGAATGTCAGCTCGCCCGCCGATTCCAACGCCATGTCATAGGTGACCTCGCCGTCATGCTCGCCCGCGAATTCCAGACTCGTGATCTGGAACGGCCCCTGCACCGTGCCGAAATCCGGGATCACGACCTGGCAATTCTTCACCGCGCCGTCGAAGAAGGTCTGGCGCATCAGCGCATCGGTCGCGGCGTCCTTGAACAGGCCGCGGCCGGATACGCCGGCGCGCTTGATGCCGGCACCGTCAAGGAGTTCGCGCCAGCGCCCTGCGCTTTCGGCATGCGTGATGTCGACGGTTTCGGCGTTGAACGCGATCCGCCGCGATCGTAATCCGGCCACCGTCACGTAGGACGAGCCGTCATGACTCTTGATGAGCAGATCCTTGCCCTTTTGTGCTGCCATATCTGTCCTCTTTTGTTGCTTTCACCCTCCCCACAAGCGGGAGGGCTGAGAGAGCGAGAGCGCGCTGACAAAAATCACACCGGCTCGGTCACCGCGCGAAACCGCACCAGCGCGTGATAGGTGCGGCCGTCCGCCTCGCGCCGGATATCGGCGAGCGAAAAGCGCAGGTTCACGAGCGCATGACCATCCGGCGAGAGTGGCGCGTCGTCGAGCGCCTGCAACAGCGCGCCCGCGATCATGTGCGCTTCCTTGTGACCGCCCTGCCGCGACCAGGCATGCAGTGTGAGCTGGTGCTCCTGCAGCGCGTCGTCGCCTGCGGAAAAGTCGGAGACGCGCGCCTCGCCCAGCGTCACGTATGGAAAAGCCGCCGTGGCCGGCGGCTCGTCGTAGATCTTGGGGCCGCCGAGCATGCCGGTCAGCACGGCATCCGCGGTCAACGCGTCATGGATCGCCGCTCGCAACGCGGCGGTTGATGAGGGCATGGATGTCTCCGATCTTCACCCTCCCCTGGAGGGGGAGGGTCGGTGAGCATCGAGCGAAGGGAGATGCGAACCGGGGTGGGGTGACACCGCGAGATGGTTCACCCCACCCCGCCGTTCGCTTCGCTCCGGCGACCCTCCCCCTCCAGGGGAGGGTGACTACGGAACAATCTCTTCCGCTTCGATCGACAGAAACCGCTTCCGCCCATCGCGGTCGCGCAGCGACACGATGCGAAAAACGCGCACGCCATCGCGGAAACGATGCCTGGTCGTAATGTCGTCCGAGAAGCGGATGCAGATACGATGCGTGATGCGCCCGCCGAGGCGCTCGGCTTCGAGCGCACGCGCGGCCGAGACCGGCATCACCTCGGCCCATAGCGTCGCAACGACGCTGTAGCTCCGCGTCACGCCGCCGGCGCCGTCCGCGCTCTCGACGGGCGCCTCCAGCGCAAGGCGATGTCTCAACAAGCCGGGATTGCTCATAGCGACAGCACCCGGAACGGCGCTATCAGAGACAACACCGAAGCCGGCATCGAGGCCACCTCCCCGCTCGCTGCGATCACGCCGCGGTTTTCGTACCAATGCGCGACCAGCATCCGGATCGCCTGACGCAGCGGTTCGGGCACGTCCTCAGGCGCGGCGCCGTAGCCGGCCGCGATATCGATCTCGATTCCGGCGGCAAGCTTGCCAGGCGCTCGCGGTGCACCGCGCGCGAACGCGAGCATTGCGGGCGCCGACACCGTATCGATCACGAAGTCACCACCCTCGAGAACATGCGGCGCTCCGTCGGCATCGAATACGCGGATCGCCGTCACCGCAATCAGCGGCGCCGGCAGGATCGGCAGCCGGCCGCTTGCAGGCCAAACGTCCCGCACCAATCGCCAGGTCTGCTCGATCAGCGCTCTTCGGGTCTGCGCCTCGACATGGACGCGCGCGGCGGCGATCAGGGCGGCGATGAGATCGTCGTCGTCGTCATGTTCGACGCGGAGAAAATGCTTGGCATCGGCAAGCGATACCGGCTCGAGCGCCGGCGGCGTCAAGAGAATGGCGGACAT